GATAATCAAAACTTCCACGTTTACTATAAATTCCCTAATCTAAAAAATGTATCGGGGCTGTTTACAGAAGAGGATGTAGTTCAGATTACTAGAAAGATACATGGCACAAATGCTAGATACGGTATTGTAAGAAAGTCCAGTCTATCTTTTTGGGACAAAGCTAAGAAGTTTTTTGGATTGGCCGACAAATGGATTGATTATGATTATGTATACGGTTCACATAATGTAGAAAAAGGATCTGATTCACAAGGTTTCTACTCTACAGATGTTTGGAGAACTGCTGCTGAGAAATACAATATCAAACAAAAACTTTGGGATTTTGTGAAACCTATGACTTTAGAAGAACTAGGATCAGGTGTAGTACTTTATGGAGAGGTTTATGGAGCAGGTATCCAAAAAAACTACGACTACGGAAAACAAGTAGCTGAGTTTGCAGGTTTTGATTTGACTGTAAATGGAGAATATCTTCATACTCATCAAGCAGAAGTTGCAATTGAGATTTTGATGGAGTTGCCACATGTAGAAGTTTTATATGATGGTAATTGGTCACAAGAAGTACAAGATAAGTTTGTATTCAAAAACTTTATTGAGGGTACAAAGGTGCCACATGAAGGTATTGTAATCAAGCACATAACAGGAGACCGTAAAAAAGTAGCCAAAGTAATTAACCCTGACTATTTGATATACGGAGAGAAAAATGATGTAGGAGATAGTCATTAAAACAAGAGTTATGAAAATACTATTACAGCCGGGGCAGAGAGTATGGTTTACTAGTGACACACACTACAATCATGCTAACATCTGTAGAGGCACAACACAGTGGGATAGAGAGGGAGAAAATCACTTTAGAGATTTTGATACCTTAGAAGAGATGAATGAGGTATTGGTTAATAACATAAATGCCTTAGCTACAGAAAATGACATATTGATTCATTTAGGAGATTGGAGCTTTGGTGGGTTTGATGCTATTGCTGATTTCAGGAACCAAATTGTTTGTAAGAATGTACACTTAGTTCTAGGAAACCATGACCACCACATTGCCAATAATAAGGACGGTGTAGCAGAGCTGTTCAGTTCTGTTAACCAATACTTAGACTTGTCTATTAAGTGGCCTGACGGTACTGGTAAGCATCAAGGAGCACACTTTGTTTGTATGCACTATCCAATTGCAAGTTGGGATGGATTAGGGAGAGGTGTTTGTCATTTACATGGGCATGTTCACTTACCTCCAGGAAGAAGAGTTGGTAGAGGTAAGGTTATGGATGTAGGTGTGGATGGAAATCAACTGTTTCCTATAAGTTTAGAGAATATTATCAGAATATTGTCAAAACAGCCTATAGATGGGTTCATGGACAAAGATCACCACACAATAACAGAAAACTATAAGTAGTATGAAAGTATTAGTTTGTGGATTGATAGGGCATGATTACTCTTATAACTTTGGTTGGATGCCTACTAAGTGTGAGTGTAAAAGATGTGGTACCAAATGGAAAACGATTAATAACCCAGAGTATATTCCGGGAAAATCAAACCCCCTAGAAGTAGATATTCATATTTGGGTAGAGGATAAAAAAGAAGAGTTATGAATATAACAGAAAAATACGTAGAGTTTATTTTAGAGTTTTTAGAAAAAAACTTAAGGGTGCAACTTATGGAACCAAAAGATAATAACGATTATGCTTATTCAAAAATGGGGCCTAAAGTTAATATAGATGTAGAAATCAAGGTATTAGGAAAATACACTCGATCAGCTAATTTACTCTTGACATTTGATAAGTACAAAGTTGAGCACTTATTCTTTATGCCAATGGCTTCATCTCCTGACAGCATTTTAGAAAAGACACATAAGCAAATCATTAAGATTGTTAACAATGCCTTTATTAATGACGGCAGAGAAGATGAGATTAAAAAGATGTATGATGACAAAAGAGCTTACATAAAGCAACAAATTGCAAAAACAATAGAGAAAAATGAACAAAATAGATAAGCAATACCAAGACTTACTACAAGACATTTTAGACAATGGTGTAGTAAAACAAGATAGAACAGGTACTGGGACAGTGTCAGTATTTGGAAGACAGATCCGACATAAGATGTCAGAGGGGTTTCCTTTACTAACAACTAAGAAGATGCCATGGAGATCAATTGTAATTGAGTTACTTTGGTTCTTACGTGGAGATACAAATATTAAGTACTTGGTTGATAATGGTTGTAACATTTGGAATGGGGATGCTTATAAAAATTACGAAAGTAACTGGTTAAAGGAGAATCCACCAATGGCAGGACCTTATACTGAAATATGTCTAACTCAAGAGCAATTTACTGATAAAATTAGATTAGCCCATTTTAAAACAGATGATGAGTTCGTTCAAAAGTGGGGTGAGTTAGGTCCAATTTATGGTAAGCAATGGAGACAGTGGGAAAATTTCTACTATGATAACCCAGACGCAGATGGTGATGGTTTTAGGTACCAAAAAATTGACCAAATTCAAAACCTAATCAACGACCTTAAAACAAACCCAGACTCAAGACGATTAATGGTTAACGCTTGGAATGTTGGAGAATTAGACCAAATGGTTCTACCTCCTTGTCATTACGGATTCCAAATTTATACTAGAGAGTTGAGTTTGAATGAAAGAGGGGAACTATTTAGAAAAACTTACCCGGATAAATCGGTTAACGATTTCGCTACACAAGGAATGGAAGTGCAATCAATGACACATCAGTTAAATACTAGATACAATAATGCTAACATCCCAACAAGAGCAATCTCCTTAATGTGGAATCAACGTTCAGTAGATACATTTTTAGGGTTACCGTTCAATATTGCTTCTTATGGTTTATTACTAGAGCTAATTGCAAAAATGGTCAGTATGGTTCCTGATGAATTGATTGGAAATCTTGGTGATGTTCACCTGTATTCAAATCATTTAGAGCAGGCTAAAGAACAGATAACTAGACAGCCAATGAAGCTACCATTATTAAAAATGTCAGATTTAGTTGAGACAGATGTTAAAAAATATGGTACATTTGTTAACGCTAATTTAGATATGTTTATAAGCAGATTAGAGTCAACTGATTTTAAAATTGAGAATTATCAATCACACGAAACAATTAAAGCACCATTAAGTAATTAAACTATGAAAAATTTAATCGCCCTAAGTGGCAGAGCCGGGTCTGGAAAAGATACCGTAGGTAGTATTATTCAGTATTTAACTGCTGAGGATAGTTCAGAGAACTGTGTAAAAAGAGTTAGAGGAGGATTGCCTATTGATGGTTATCATAATAGCCGCTACGAAATCAAAAAGTTTGCAGGTAAGCTGAAGACTATAGCTGCCCTTTTATCAGGAGCAAACATAGAAGATTTCGAAGACCAAGAATTTAAGAAGCAAAGAATGACCGCTGACTGGGGTATGACATATCGTGAGTTTTTGCAAAGACTTGGTACAGAAGCTATGAGAGAGGGGTTACATGAAGAGGTTTGGGTCAATGCTTTATTTGCTGATTATAAACCTAGAGTAACTTACCAAATGGAAATTTTAGATTTAGGGGCATCTGATTTACAGAGAGAAAAAATAGGAAAGCCTATACATGACGAATATCCTAAATGGATCATTACAGACATGAGATTTCCTAATGAGATGGAAGCTGTAAAAGAAAGAAATGGTATCACTATTCGAGTAGTTAGGGAACATGATATTAAGGTTCAGCATAGTGGTGATCCTGATGACTTTCATATTGAGAAGTTTGATAGCACTAACCCTAAACACGCTGCTCTTAAATTGGGACAATCATTAAACTTACACCCATCAGAGACAGCTCTTGATGATGCTGAGTTTGACTATGTTATTGAAAACGATGGTTCTATAGAAGAGCTAATTGAAAAAGTAAAAGACATTTTAATTAAAGAGGAAGTACTATGAGCGAAGATAACAAAACGCTAATACTAAGAGAGTTTGAAGAATTAAAGGGGCAGTTTATTATTACTGCCTCTCAAAAGATCAATAGGTTAATAGCTGTAGGAGAAGATGATTCAGATTATTATTGGATAACTTATGATGGCAGAAGATTATATTGGCACTCTTGTGTTGGTAGAATTATGCCACTAAAAGGTCATTTGAGAGACGAAGATTATAATGAATTGGTGAGATTAGCGAAGCTTAATCACTATGATCAAACCACTCTTTTTGGAAAAACTCCTACAGGAGAGGCAGTGACTTTTAGTGGAGAGCACAAAAGATTGTTGACAGAGCTGGGAGAAAATGAAAGATTCTTGTCTGATATTCACTGGGAAATAGTATAAGATTATGAACGAATACGACATTAAAAGATTAGCTTTAGTCCTTGCCGTACAAGCAGAGATAGAAGGTATGAAGGCTTTAAATAAGCAAAGGGAGCTTGATAATGCATCATTAGGATACGGTGAAATAGATTTTATTTATATGGCTGATGAGTTAAGAAATATAGCAGGTAAGCACAATGAGCAATTATGAGTGGTGTAAAAAAAGAAGTAGAGAAGTATGTACAAGAGTTTTTAAATTCAGAAGAGTTTAAAGAAGAAATCGCTAGGTTGGATAAAGAGTTTGAAGACTATATAGTGTACGGAACTCCTACTAGGTACTTAAATGAAAGTTTATTAACAGAAATAAAAAACTATGATAGTAAGAAAAGAGAAGCCTAAGGCAATGACCTCTGCTGAAAAAGCAAAAGATTTAACAGATAAATATGGCCTAAGTGTGGCAGATAAGATAGTAAATGGTATGTTGTCAGAGCTTCAAGAGCTTAGATGGAACCAGGCTAGGATAGATTACTATTTAGATGTAAAAAACGGTATTAAAAAAATAGCTCTTGATAGAGTGCAAAAAAGATAGTATGGTAATAGCAATAGATTTTGATGGTACAATTACCGAACAGAGTTTTCCTGAAGTGGGAGCTCTTAAGAAAGATGCAGATGTTTATATTAGAAGGCTTTGGTCAGAGGGGCATGATATAGTAATCAACACTTGTAGATCAGGTAAGTATGAAGGTATGGCAGAAGATTTTCTTAGAGCAAATGATATTCCTTTTTCTTACATAAACTCCAATATGCCACATTTAATAGTGGACTATGGCCAAGATTGTAGAAAAATATCTGCTGATGTTTATATTGATGACCGTTGTTTAATGGGTCTTCCTGATACTTGGGAAGAGATTTATAACATGGTTCAAAAAATAAATCAAAAAAATATTGTGTAGTATTTAGAAAGGTGTTATCTTTGCACAGAATTTAAAAAGTAAGTTTATGAACAATTATGAAATATTAGAGATACCAAAAGGTTCTGATGTAGTAGTGGTCAAAGCTGCGTACAAAAAACTAGTAAAAAGATATCACCCGGATAAGACTGGGGGAGATGAAGCAAAGACCAAACAGTTTCTTCTGATACAAACCGCTTATGAAGAGTTGTTAAAGGGGGTTACTAGAATATCTCCAAATATCTACCACACTCCTCGTGAAAGAAAGAGAGGATCTTTTAGAGTAGACGGCATAAAGAAAAACTCTAACGGAGATTATATGGTAGAAGTTAGCCTTACTAACATAACTCATGTAATGATAATGGATAATTTGGGAGAGTATACAGGTAGTAAGTTTACAATAAACCAAAGCAAATATAATGGCACACTAACATTAGATGCTAGCACAGTTAAAAAGCTGAATTATCAAATAACTCTTAGGTTTTTAGATAGTATGGACTACTATGGAGAAAGGACTTATAAGATAAAGAAACCAATGGGCTTCTTTGAAAGATTAATAAATAAGATACTATGACACTAAAAGAAAAATTTTTACATAGAATGTATTACTTTATGGCTAGTGGAATGCTATCTGACATATACGATAAAGATATAGCAGAGGATAATGCTAAGTACTTTGAGCAAATAACAGATGAATTTGCTATTGAGTTTGCAAATTGGTTAAGGAAAGAAGACACTCCAGAAAATGCCGAAAAATGGTTTGGTTACTCAGACCAAGATATGTTAGCCGAATTTAAGAAAGAAAAAGGATTATGAGAATAACAGTAATATCAGATACACATACTAGACATGGTCTAATACCTATGGAAGACCTACCAGGTGGGGATCTACTTATACATGCGGGAGATATTATGAACTCAGGGTATAACAGAAATGACATTTGGGATTTCTTACATTGGTATCATTCCATACCCGGATATGGGGATAAGGTATTCATAGCGGGAAACCATGATCGTATGTTTCAAAATCACCCGGAAGATGTCCAAGAATGGTTAAATAAGTTCTTAACTATTGACTACTTACAAGACGAAGAATTAGTTTTGTATTTTGATGGTCCTAATGGTGAAAATCCTGAGGAGAATATTCGTATCTACGGATCTCCATGGCAGCCTGAATTTTACTCGTGGGCATTTAATTTACCCAAAGGTAGTATAGAGATAGCCGGTAAGTGGGAAGCAATTCCTGACAATACAGACATCCTTATTACACATGGGCCAGCCTTTGGTACTTTAGATACTGTGGCAGGTAGACCTTGGGACGGATTAGGTTGCGAGTTATTGGCAGAAAGAATAGAAAGATTAAGGCCCAAGATTCATGTTTGTGGTCACATACATTCAGGATATGGCTACGAGTTTAAAGACGGTACCCACTTCTTTAATGCATCAGTATTAGACGAGTCTTATGAGTACACACAAAAGCCCATGACATTTGATTGGGATCCGAATACAAACCAAATAAAATTTATAGAAAATGTTAGTAAGAATTAAAAAATTAGTACCCGAGGCAGTAATACCAAGTTATGCGAAACCGGGGGATGCAGGGATGGATTTAACAGCAACTTCTAAACACTTTGATGAAGAGGGTAATATGGTATTCGGTACCGGTTTAGCTTTTGAGATTCCTGTAGGATACGTTGGGCTATTATTCCCTAGAAGCTCAAATGCAAAACAAGACCTTATATTATCTAACTCTGTAGGAGTACTAGATTCAGGTTACAGAGGAGAGGTCTTCTTTAAATTCAAGCCCTCTGCCATTTTTGCAGATAATGCTTACAGTGAGCCAGGAAAATTAGGCAGAATTAGTCATACCTTTGACTACACAATATTACCATACGGTAAAGGACAAGACTGTGATGAATATGGGTTTAGTGCCTACGAAATTGGAGATAGAATTGGTCAAATTTTAATTTTACCTTATCCTAGAATAGAGTTTGAAGAAGCACCTGTACTTTCTGATACAGATCGTGGAGAGGGTGGATACGGAAGTAGTGGAAAATAATTGTAAAATTATTAGGTTTACTGGAAAATAATTTATACCTTTGCAAAATGAAAGATAAAGTGTTTTTTTGGCTAACAATAATTTGGTACCTATCCTTAATTGTGATTGAGATTTGTGGGATAGTATGGATTTGTAAAAAAGTTTTTTAATATGTATGTAAATTTTGATCTTATGTGTAAGTGGGGTTTATCCCCAATTGATGTTATAAATCTTCAACTTATTTCTCAGAATAAAACTGAGAGCCTAGAAGAAGTTATAACAAATAACATCTCCTTGGAGGTTCTTGATAAATATCAAAAATCTGAATATGTGTCTTTAGTAAAAGCTAAAAACAAAGCTGACACTATACAGAACCGTATCAGACTTACTAGCAAGGGTTCAGATTTACTAGAGACATTACAAGTACCTGAGGTCAACGAAGATGATCTTAAGTTATACGATTGGTTAGAAAGCATTTACAAAGCAGAAGATAAAGAGATAGGTAACAGGAAGAAAACAAAACTGTATATTGCTCTGTTTAGAGCACATTCCGGTATTGATAGAAACAAGTTAGCCTATCTCTGCAAATCCTTTATGAATGACAGCTCTCAATTTGAGTGGTCGAAAAGATTAGAGTATTTGTTCTTTAAGCCTAGTAACGCATTCTCAGTTAGATTCGACATAGAGCAGTCTAGCTTGTACAGATACTACTTAAAACACAAAACATCTTTTGATAACAAATTCAAAACTTTAGAATAAAAATGCAAATACAAAAATTTAAAGACCTTACTAAACAGGCATTCACAGAGATTAAAAAATACCAAGTAGGTAAAAAGGGGATTATTAAAACAGGTCTCCCTTACTTTGATGATGTGTTTCCTGTAGTAAACGGTTCTGTTATTGTTTTCTCTGCCGGTTCAGGTATTGGTAAGAGTTATACATTGGCAAGAATGGTGGAGAACATCTTAAACGAAGATCTCAACCCTTTGTCTAAGAACTTTGCAGTGCTGAATATATCTCTTGAGATGAGAGTTCTTAGTTTAGTATTACGTGGTATGGCTAAGAATATCAAATCTAAGACGAAAAAAGAGATTTTGTTACAAGAGTTCACTGACGAAGAGAAGTTGCAAGCAAAGGCTTATTTTGAGTCCCTACAGGATGATAGAGTTAGTATCTCACAGGTACCAACTACACCTGCTAAGTTTTATGAGGGGTGTAAGGAGTTTTTAGAGTTAAACAAAGATAAAGACTCAGTAGTTATTACTGTCGATCACTTGGCTTTAATCTCTGCTGACTCTGGTGAAGCTAGGAATGCGATAATTGAGAAGTTTATCGAGAGAGTTAATGACTTGAAGATGGAGTATGAGAATGCTATTTTTATTTTACTTTCTCAAACAAACTCTGAGATGATAAAGAGAGCTAAAGACAAAGATATTATGTCACAGCCTCAACCCTCAGATCTGTACTATTCACAATTTACCTTTCAGGTTGCCGACTTTGTAGCAGTTATGACTAACCCTACAAAACTTGGTATTAAAGAATACAGTAAGATTGATCCCGAAAGATACCCAAATCTAAAGAAGTTCTTCTTAGATGAAGACAGCAAAGGTAGAGTTTCATTAGAGCCGTTTGGCGTTAACTATGTTCACTTATTGAAGTGCCGTGAGGCAGATGGCCTTTACTTAGATATTTATGCAGAGGAGCTTAACATTCCTGATGTGGAAAGTATAAGAAAGAAAAGAAGATCTGAGACTGTCTCTGGTACTATTACAAAAGATGTACCTTTGTTTACAATGCCTCCACTAGAAGTGCCTTCACCAGTAGCACCAAACTTTGATGTTGCTTCGGCTTTTGGTGAGCCGGTTTTTAATACTGATGTAGAGGATGATGACGATGCCCCCTTTTAACAATTGCCCCGACTATTAATTTAGTTGGGGTTTTTTATAAAAAATATTTAACAAAAAGCTTGCGAGATTAAAAAGTTGTTCTTATCTTTGCAAAATAAAATTATAGAGTAAGATGAATTTAGAAAAAGTATTTATAATAGATTTTGAATCAGATGGATTAGTTGATGAAGCAACTAAGATTTGGTGTATGGGTATTTCTTGGAAAAACAAAGAAGGTAAGTGGCAGGTTAAGTCAACTACTGATTACGATGATATGCGTAAAATTCTGACTAATCCTGAAAACACTCTAGCTTGTCATAACATAGTTAGATTTGATATACCTCTATGTGAAAAAATTCTAGGTATAAAAGTTCAAGCAGCAGTTATCGACTCACTAGGCCTATCTTGGTATTTATACCCAGAGAAGGGTCAAGGAGAGCACGGTCTTGCAGCTTGGGGTGAATCTTTTGGTGTACCTAAGCCTAAGATTGACGACTGGGAAAATCTTACAGTTGAGGAGTATTGTCACAGGGTACAAGAGGATGTTAAAATTAATGCCAACCTTTGGATTAAACAATATAACTACCTTAAAAAGATATACTCTGACCCTAATGATATTGTTCGTATAATTCAGTACCTTAATTTTAAATTACTTTGTTTAAGAATACAAGAAGAAGACAAGATACTAATTGACATAGAGCAATGTAAGAAAAACTTAGAGTACTTACAAGGAATAGAGAACGAAAAGAAACTATTGTTGGAAGCTGCTATGCCAAAGATCCCTATTTTAAAAACTATAGGTAAGCCAAAGACTATGTACAAGAAAGATGGTAGTTTGAGTGTGGCCGGGGCTAAATGGTTAGAGATACTAGAACATAATGGTATTCCCGAAGATTACGATCAGGAAATAACCGTACAAACAGGATTTTCAGAGCCTAATGCAGGTAGTCCTATACAAGTTAAAGATTGGTTAATGGGTCTTGGTTGGAAACCTCTTTTATTTGAAGATGGAAGGAACGGAAAAGTTCCACAAGTTCGTGATAAAGAAAAAATGCTTTGTAAGAGTGTTTTAGAGTTAGCTAAAATAGAGCCGGCTATCGAACACTTAGATGGACTGTCTGTTGTTACTCATAGGGCAGGGTACTTAAAAGGCTTTTTAGAAAGAGCTGACGAGAATGGTTATGCAGTTGCTTACGCTCATGGGTTTACTAAGACCTTGAGGCTTAAACACGCTAAGCCTTTTGTTAACTTACCAAAACCTACTGCTCCTTATGGAGAATTTATCCGTAGTGTGATTATTGCACCTGAGGGTAGCATATTAGTTGGTTCGGATGTTAGTAGTTTGGAAGATAAGATGAAGCAGATTTCTATCTACCCTTATGACCCTGAGTACGTAGAAGATATGAATAGACCAGGATGGGATGCACACTTGGATCTAGGTGTTAGGAGTGGTATTATCTCACAGGAAGAGTCTGACTTTTTCAGATGGTACAAGACTAAGGATAAAAAGAGAGAGGATTTACCTGAGATATTCAAAGTTTACACAGATGAAGAGTTATCTGAGCAATTTGAGATAGTGAGTAAAAAAAGAGCTACGTCTAAAACAGGTAACTATGCTTTAACATACGGCTGTGGAGTTCCAAAGTTAATGGAGTCTACTTCTTTAAAAAGAAAAGATGCACAAACTTTATTTAACGGATATTGGGATCGTAACTGGTCTGTTAAAAAATATGCAGAAGACCGAGCAGTTAAGACTGTAGATGGTAAGAATTGGATATGGAATCCTATAACTAACTTCTACTACTTCCTGGCATCAGAGAAGGACCGTTTTTCTGCATGTAATCAATCTGCCGGTGTTAGGGTTTTTGATGGTTACGTTTACGAGATGATTAAAAGAGGAGTTCGACCTATCTTTCAGGCCCATGACGAGGTTTTGATTAGATGTAAGAATGAGGAGAAAGATGTAGTTATTGATAGCCTTAAGAAAGCTATTGCTAAAGTAAACAAACAATATAATTTCCCAGTAGAGATTGAAATAGATATACAAACAGGAATGAGTTATGCAAGTGTACACTAAAAAAATATTGCAATTTTCTTGTGAGTTCAGATTTAATGTTATATCTTTGCATAGAATTTAAAAAAGTAAAGTATGAGAGAGATTTTTATGTTAATAGCCTTAGGCTATATTGTAAACAAAGTTTGGGCACCTAGGATAGAGTACATAAGACAATCAAGTCTTTGGGTATTGTATTACACATCAGGTAAGACTAGAAAAATGATTATTTTATTTAAAGAAGATTACGACAATGATTAGTGCATTTATAACCTACCGTGAAGTACCAATGGAAATTATAGGATCATACCATAAAGGTATGTCTGAAGTTATGTATGACTCTGATTTAGGTGGATCTCCTGCTGAATGGGAAGAGTTTCACATCAGTAAAATATTAGTTGGAGGTTGGGATATTTCCAATCTAATTTCGGAAGATGATTTTAGTGAAATAGAAATAAAAGCTATAGAGTATGTTAGATAAAATAATTGAGTTTTACTCAGATGAAGAAATAATTATTGCAGATGGATTTGATGAAGCAATAATAGGTATTGAGCTAGGTTCAATGAGAGTTATTTACAGCACCTCTAAGTGTATAGACATCTTGATGAGAGATATGTCAGAAGAAGATGCTATTGAGCATTTTGGATACAATGTATCAGGAGCTTACATAGGGGATAAAACGCCTATATTTTGTGAAGATAACTTTGAAAAAGATTACCGAAGTCCTTATTGCCCAGTATGTTCTGGATGTGGGCATGATGGCTGTTGTAGCCCCCTGAATTGCGATCCTAGTGATCCAATGTGTCACTATAGTGAAACTTATACAGAGGATTTAAAATTAGGCTATTCTAGCTTTGTTAAATTTTGGGATTTGCTAGAGGAGAACGATTGGTTCGGTAAAAAAGAAGAGTTTATGAAACTGTACGATGAACAACTAGACGAAAGACATAAAGTAGATGAATCACTATAAAGACACAAGTTTTTTTTATTACCCTGCAGATATACATATTCCTAACCCTGTTGGTAAGATAACCTTAGAGAAATTCATAAGAGCAAACAAAAGCCCTAATGAGGCAACTACAGAATTATTCAAGCAGATAGAAGAGGCTACTAAGAAAGGAGATTTGCAACTAAAAGACAAACTTAAATCTAAACTTTTTTATTTCACACCTTGTGTTACTACAGATGGGTTAGGTAGAAGCTACAGTAATATTTTATCTTTTACCGGACTAATGGTATTAGACTTTGATAAGATAGAAAGAGCAGAAGAGTTTAAGCAATTTTTGTTTAATGCTGTTCCTTCTATCATTGCTGCTTATTTATCTCCCTCAAAAAAGGGGTGTAAGTTTATAGTTAGAATACCTGTTTGTAAGACTACAGATGAGTTCAAAAGCTACTTTTATGGTATGGCTTACTATCTTGAGAAGTATGAGGGGTTTGATCCCTCTACTCAGAATTGTATTCTGCCACTATATTTGTCTATTGATCCTGGGTTACTTTACAGAGATGATGCCGAGGTTTGGACTAAAAGAGGAGAGAAGCTTGATGAATTTAAAGCCCATGTTGGGGAGATAGAAGTCCTAGAGAATGTTACGGAAAAAGAAGTAGAGAAGGTTAAGCGTATTATATCTATATCTATGGGTAAGATTGTAGATTCTGGCCACTATATTGTAAGAAGCTCTTCTTTATCATTGGGGGGCTATGTAGCAAGTGGTTATTTATCTCAGGAAGACGCAGAGGAGTTGATGAACAGTCTTATTGAAGAGAACACTTACTTAAAGAAAAACATAAGTGGTTACAAAAAGACAGCTAAAGACATGATTGCTAAAGGTATGAGAAGCCCATTATATTTAAAAGATGAATAAAAAAGTATTTTACCGTAAAGATTATTTAACAACCAAAAAAAAGTACAGACTTTTGTGCAATAACCAGCCAATAAGTTTAATTTGTTTGGAAAAACCAATTATAAATCGTAATTTTGTAAAAGTAATTACCATAAAAGAGATCTAAAAATTAATTAACAAAGACTAGTATGAATTTAAACACAGAGAGGTTACAAGAGCTTTATGAAAAAGAGCAGAGCAAAACAACTGCCGCAAAAGCTTATTGTGAAGAGGCCGGAATCGTTTACGATGAGAGTTTCAGAAAAAAAGTAAACAAGATATTAAATGAATTAGAACGTTCAGAGGACCAAGACCTTGAAAATGATACGGTAACTGATACAAATCAGTATTCAAATATCCCTACATTATCAGCAGTAAAACCTGATGGTTCTATTATGAACATCAAAGAGTATTGTGAATTTTACAAGATCCCTTACGAAGATGTACGTACCTATAAATTGGTTACTCATACAGGTAAAGGTGCTTATTATAATATTGCATCAAACACTGTTGCCGGAGATGGTGCACAAAAATTTTATGATAAGTTATTAGAAGAGATTGCAAAGATTCCTGGTAAGCCTAAGACATTGGACAGAAGAGAGGACCCTTTTTTAGAAAGCTACTTATTGGTCATAGATCCTTGCGACTTACATGTTGGGAAATTGGCAGAGAGCTTTGAGACTGGGGAAGATTATGATAGCCAAATAGCTGTAAAAAGAGCTAAAGAGGGAGTGAGAGGTATTTTAGATAAGTCAAAAGGATTTTCTATAGATAAGATATTATTTATTGGAGGCAACGATATCCTACATATAGACACCCCAAAAAGGACTACTACCTCAGGTACACCCCAAGACTGTGATGGCAGCTGGTATTCTAACTTTTTAATAGCTAAGGAGTTATATATTGATATTTTAGAAGAGTTGATTGAGGTAGCTGATGTACATTTTGTCTTTAATCCTAGTAACCATGATTGGACTCATGGATTCTTTTTGGCAGATGTTATACAAACTTATTTTAAAGATTGTAAAAGCATAACCTTCGATTGTGATCTAAACCATAGAAAGTACTTTAGATACCATTCTAATTTAATAGGGTCTACTCATGGTGATAGTGCAAAAACAGCTGATTTACCATTACTTATGGCACACGAAAGTCCTGATTGGAGTGTTTGTAAACATAAATATATCTATACACATCACGTACACCATAAATCAAGTAAGGATTATATGGGAGTAAATGTTGAAGCTATGAGAAGTGCTAGTGGTACAGATGGCTGGCACCATAGATCTGGGTATGCTCATGCACCAAAAGCAGTAGAAGGTTTTTTACATTCTAAGGTACACGGGCAAGTGAGTAGGATTACTCATATATTCTAGCTATGAATATCATGTGTGGTATCTATAAGATAACCTCTCCTAGTAAAAGAGTTTATATAGGACAAGGTATTAATATAGAAAAAAGATGGAGAGATTATAAAACAAAAAACAACAAAACAAAAAGACAAGTTAAGTTGTGGAGATCTTTTTTAAAATACGGTGTTGAAAATCACACATTTGAAATAGTAGAATTATGTGAAGTGTCAATCTTAAACTGTAGAGAACGTTATTGGCAAGATTTTTATAACGTGGTGGTGGAGGGGTTAAACTGCATTTTACAAGAATGTGGTGAAAAAAGAAGGATTTTATCTGAAGATACTATAGATAAAATACGAAAACACAACATAGGCAGGGCCCCCTCCTTAGAGAATAGGAAGAATACCTCTGCAAGAATGTTAGGTAATACTTACTCTTTAAATAGAATTAGATCTGAAGAAGAAAAGTTAAGGATAAGTACTACTATGAAAATTACATGTAAAGGATCTGGTAATAGTATGTTTGGTAAATATGGACAAGATAATCCTAATTCTAAAATTATACTAAACACTAACACAGGTATTTTTTATTACGGTATAAAAGAAGCCGCTATATTTAATAGTATTCCTTACTCTTCTTTAAAAAAGATGCTTAGCAACGGCAGGAAAAATACGACTGCTCTTGTATATGTTTAATGCAAAAAATAACCCCCTTAGATTTTTAAGTCTTTGGGGGTTTTTCTTTTATTGGGCTGTCTCTGGCCCATCTTGTAAATCTTCTTCATCTATAAACCATGCTATAGGTAAGAAGGCTTCTTCTTTGTTAAAGAAGTCGTATGAATCTCTCTGAGATTTCAGGTTCTTCGCAGACCAGATATCAAAGGTAGGCTTGGCTCCAACAACGTTCTTAATAAAGTATGTTTGTTGTTTTGTTAATCCAGCATATCTACCACTTGCTACTTTTTCTGTATCAAATATGTCAGTAAATGCAAAGAAGTTTTCTAACTTTTGTACACCTACTAAAGGCTCTTTAATACCACTATAGAATTCTCCAACTACTCCAAATTGAGAAGAGGCAGTTTCTGTCTGTAACCTCTCGAACATGTAGGCAGTAAACTGTGCTGTCCAGTTATCTTCGTCATCATCGGCCCAATGTGACAGCCCTAAAGTAAGTAAGAATAGTGTAGTCATAAAAGTCATATCTACCATTACTCTTTTCAAGTTCTGTCTTTGTACGTCATCTCCACTCAAATATTGATCTTTGATCTCACGCATAGCTCCTTTTAGGCCACCTTTTTCAAGGCCTGAATTGAAGTTGTTCACAAAGAAGTTGTATAGTGAGAAGTAGGTACCCTCTTCTACTTTTCCTGTCTGTAAGTTCAAGTGTCTTCTTTTGAAACGATTAGACGCAGAAATAGATAGCCAACCTTTGTGGGTCATCACGAATCTACCAAGTACGTCTCTTTGTAGAGAAGTTCTCTCCTCATCAGAAATCATACCATCAATTCTTTCTATAACTTTTCTCATTTTATTAGAGATACCTAATTCGATATTTCTAAAGTCTGATTTGAAAGTCTCGTCATTAGTTTTACCTAAATCCTTTGCTAAAGCATCATAATCATAGTCTACACTAGTTTCACTTACTTTTGTATAGTTGTATAAAGACTTTTCTTTTAGACCTTCCCAAGTTCCCTTTACATCCTTATTAGTGGCTTTTGGGTTTACTTGCTTAAATAGTTTTCCAAACTGTTCAAAATCTAAAAACTTACCCTCATAAATACGGTGTCCGTAAAGCTGAGATAGCATAGCTTTAGATAAAGGTACAAAGTTACCTGCTGTATGTAAAACGTACATAGACTTAGAAAGGTTTCTAGGAGCTACACTATACTTAGAGTTTTCAAATCTATTAGATAAATCATAAATCTTGAAGTGCTCTCCTAGTACAGAAAGTTTTGATTTAGAGTTAATTTTCATACTCTCTCTCATAGCTGGTAAAGATAGTTTTGTAAACTCTTTTGTCGCTAAGCTCATAGAGTTAGGGTCCACATATTGCCCAACATACTTCTCTACAATTAATGAGGCCTCTGCTGTAAGCCATGATGTAATAGGTACTACAAAGTTGACTGCCAATGAGTTATTTCTAACCCAACTATGGAACCAGTTAATAATTTTTGTTGCATCTACTTGACCTATAACAGGTAAACTAACTCTCCAGTTTCTTCTCTCTGTTACTCCGAATAAGTTATAATCCATATAGGAAGTAAACATTTTGTAAGTGTTGGTAGTTTTTGCTTCTTTACCTCCTGGATATGTTCTAGCTAATACTGCATCATGTAATACAGATATTTCAGAAAACCTTTCTTTTCTAGCTTTATATAATTGAGCTTGTTGGGCCTGTAACATAGAGCTATAAAATAGATCTGTAGATACATCTGTAGAAGACTCTAACTTTTTCAAAAAGTATTTAGGAATAAGTCTCATATCTGATTTTTCAATCAAGATTTCTCCTTTTACTTCCTCCCCAAATGCTTGCTCGTCTACTCTAAATCTAGTAATATCTTGCCACCAGTTCTTTATAGTCTGTCCCTTATTACCTTTTGTAATAAAGTCACTTGCTTTTTCTAAACCTGACTTAGATACTTGAGGTGCTAAGTATAGATTATGCATACCTAGTTCGCCATAAGATCTTAATGTCTCTCTTTGAAAATCTAAGTATGTCTCATACAACTTAAACAGCTCTTTATTTTTGGTAGGTTGAATTTTACCTTCCGAATCTAGTACAGGGTTGTTTTTACTATCTAATGTAGGTCCAAAAAGATCAACGAAATCTTTATTTAAGTACTGTGATAGCTTAGGTTGTCTTGGGCCACCTTCAAAATCCTCCTTGAAATTTGCGTTTTTGTACTTAAGTTCTCCCATCTCATAGTATGAGAAGTTGTTACTTACTTTTACATCCTCTCTTGAGTTAAGATCCTTAACTAAGTTTAGTACAGTTTGGTTTCCTGTTTTTAGTGAATTGTAAAATTCGTTTAATCCTACAGGTGCGAAAGCTTTATAGTAAGGTGCCAATTTAGATTCTGCATACTTAACTTTTACCCTGCTTATGTCCTCTCTTGTTAGCTCTGTTATCTCGTTTATACCAGCAAGTCTTAGTATTAGCTCTTTATGCCCTTCTGATATTCTCCTTCCACTAATAGCGTCTTCCAAAGCATCTGCAAACTTTCTTACTTTTCTGGCGTTGTCAGCAGTCATGTTTGACATAGTAAAGTCTAACACATCTTCCGGAGAAGTTTTTCTAGCATCTCTCAAAGCATCATAATAAGCTTGATTAGGCGTAGATTCTGTTAGAGGTTCTTGCTCTATATCTATATCTTGCTTCTTTAAAATAGAAGATATCTCAAGAAAATCTGAGTCAATGTCTTCAGATAGCTCTAAGATGTGTTTCCTTTGCTTCTCTGTCATCTCATTCGCCATTGTATTGGTGAAATTCCTAGAATCTTGATACTGCTTAAGGACAGCTTTTCTTGTTTGTAACTTAGCTCTGTAGTTTTCTATTCTGATTGCCCAAATATCTTCGGCATCAGGTCTTTGTAAATACTCATCCATGGCAGCGTTTGTGCCTGTTGTGTTGTCAAAAGTATTCCAAAACTCATTTGAAAATCCTACGCTTGAGTTAAGTAGGAAGAATTCTACTGCTGCTTCTCTACCCTCTTCTTGCTCTATTCTAGCTAGCTCTTCTAAAAATTTAGGGGCTAACTTTTCTACGTCTACTTTTTGGTTCCCTGCTGCTAGAGACTCTTGCTGTTTCTCTTTTAAGAATGCTTGGTCTAGTTTGTTTATCTCAAAAGCAATAGAGGCCTCCTCTGAAGGATTACTTCCAAGTTTTACAAATGCTCCCCCTACCTCTATAGTATCAGGTCCGGCATTGTCTACAAACTCTATACCTTTTTTCTTATTACCTAATCCATCATAAAAAGACTTTATAGATCTTCTTTTTAAGTTAAGTGCATCAAGGTCGTATTTGTTTTGTTCAGTGTATCTAGGTAAACCTTTTTCATTTTTTACTTTTGACAGTAAACTCCCTAAATCTGAAGAAAGAAGTCTTAGTTGTAGCTTTGTTGCCTCGCTTATTCCTAGATCAGTAAACCTTTTTTCTCTTTCTTCATAATACTCATTAGTAAAACTTCTTTCAATTTTTTCATTTACTTGATCATTTACTTCTTTGTAATATCTTTGCTCTGCATCAGAATCTTTTATTTTAGGCAAAGTAGAGTTTTCTATACCTTCTGCAATAGCCTCATCAGTCATAGTGGTACCACTGTGCTTTTTGTAGGCTGCAACTTTTAAATTTAAAATGTCTTTCTCAAAAGTACTAAAATCGTGCATGCTTAGTATGTACCCATCTTTACCCATAAATTTTGGTAAATCTTTCTCGGTAAATCCTAACTCTCTAATCTTACTTTGGAAGTCTTTGGCTCTCTTTATATAAGACTGCTCAGCATCCATAGTCATATCAGCTACAACTGACCCTAAAATATTTAACAAGGGATCATGTGCATGTGTTATTTGACCAAACACCGCATACAACATTTGAGTATCTCTGGTAGCATTTGTAACAGCATCTTTCAACCCTTTTTTAGCAGATTCATCTAAACTATGTCTTACCATAAGTCTATCAATAATCCTATCTAGTATATTATTTTGAGAGTTTGCAACTATACCGTTTACTAAATTAACCTTTTTAGTTACTCTTTCTACATCGCCAAGAATATCTGATAATTCTGGATCCTCGTTTACTATAGCGGTTAGCTTTTCAAGAACTGGCACAATCTGGTTTTTTAAACCGTGTAGTACAATCCCTTCTTCATTAGACAAAGTTTCGCCTATTTTATTTGCTCTAGTTATTGCAATCTCTACATAATCTGCTTGCCTTTTTGCTAAAGAGATCAAATCTAATATGGAACCTTTAGTAAAAGCTTTATCCAATGCTTGATTAAGCATTTTAATACTAGCATTAGAACCTCCTCCGGCTCTTTTTATATTTTTTTCTTGTTCAAGAAGTACTGCTACTAATTGTTTTGTGATAGCATTCTTAGTATCAATTTGCAAATCGCCACTCGCTTGTTGCTGATACATTCTGAATTTTTTGGTTTTGGCCTGTTCTAAATTTAAGTATTTATTTACATCTTTAGTTAATAGCAAGTCCTCTACTTTTAACGTCAATGCCCCTAAATCTTCATAGAATGCATCAGTAACAACTAGCGAATTAAAAAACTTTTGTAGTAACTCGTATAGCTTAGTCAATATACTTTTTTGTATATCTGTCTTTCCTTCTGTTGTGAATCTTTCTTGTATTGCTTTAGACAACTCTTTACCTAAGATCTCTCTTCTAACCAAGTTTTCTACCTCTTCAGCAGACATTTTAGGATTCTCTTTTGCGTAAAGTTCCCTATAAGAATTTGCAAACTCTACGTAAGAAGATGTCTTATGTGCATTTCTTAGTAAGTTTTCAATCTCTACATCGTCCCAAGTTTCAACTATAAAGTGTATAGTCTCCTCTGTAAGACCATCTAGGTTTATGATGCCATCTTTAAATGCAATAGTTTGTCTTGATATGTCAACTAAAGATTGTGCAGACGGATCTACTCCATTTGTAATTCTGTACTTTTCTACATACTTATTGATAGAGGTAATAGATACACCTATCTTGTTAAGGAAATCTAACAGGTTTAGCTTTAAGGCTGTTTCATCTGCTGATATTTTTTCCTCGCTAATACCTGTTGGTAGAGAGTCTTTTACCGCATTGTTTATAGTAAGAGTTAAAGCTGCATCTTTCCCGACAACTTTTTCAAGCTCTCTCATATCAGAAGATCTTATATCTTCTAAAGACATAGTTTTATTTCCTACTTCTACAGTATTCTTTTTATTTTTAATTTCAATTCTACCATCTCTGTGGATAGTAAAGTTTTTTCTGCCTAGGTTTATTTTAAGCTCTTCTTTAATAACCTGTTCATTTGCTATCTGAAGAGGGCCGTGGTTCCCGGCAGCTTTATGGTAAGTTTTACCGTCTTCTATTATCCTCTCATCAGAAAGTATATCACTCTTAATCAAGTTATTTATTAACCCTTCATAAGTTGCAGTGTTAGTGTTAGCAGATACGCTAACTAAGCTTTTAAATCCTTGCTCAGAAGATATCCCAGCTTCAATATTACCTGAAGTAGAGTTTTTTAAAGCCTCTGCATAAGTAGTATGGAAACTGCCTTTATCTGATTTAAAAGTAAGAGGCTGCTCCCCCTGAAAATCTTCAGAGTAGATGTTTTTGAAAATACCTAAAGCCTCCTCTAAACTATCTATATGAGGTAGTCTAGCGATTTGTCTGAATAGTTTGCTTTCTGCACCTTCTGGTGTAAGCACGTTTTTTATTTCTCCTTTTTGGTTGTAATTGATAGTACAGCTCATATTTTATCTTAAATTATAGTGCAAAATTAGTAATTTTATTTGGAATAACCAAATACATTAAAAAAGTTAAGGCTACTTTTTGGGTAGCCTTTTCTTTTATTGACAGCTGAAGTACTCTTCATCTATTTGTCCTAATTCCTCTTTTGTATAATATTTCTTCATAGTCTTAAATACTCCAGGTGAATTCTCTAAATACTGGTACTTAGAAAAATCCATATCTGATAGTGGTGAGGCTACTCCAAATACTTTGTAATCTGCATTCGCTTCTGGAAGAGCCCCGTAGAACTTGACATTACCTGCCTCGTAGATCATTTCATATACCCCCTTAGGTGTTCTTATGAAAGTGTCTGTTGAGTTTCTTACTGCTAGGACTCCGTCTTCTACGTATAAATAATCTCCTTCTAGTTTCTTAACACTTTTAGGATTGTTTACTACTCTTTCTCTTTGTTGGCTTTGTGCGTCATAATCAGGGAAAACTTCTTCCATAGGAAGCTCCAGGTTCAATCTTTTTGACAATGCGTTATATTGTGCCAAATCTGATTTTAAGTCCTCTGGTAAGCTTAATATGGCTTCCTGTTTTGATATAGGATCATTCTCTACCAATTCTATTCCTCTTTCTGTAACTTTGAAGTAAGGATTTGCTTTTTTAATTACCCACTTATTGAATTCTTTTACAAAGTCACTAACTAGGTACTCTGGGTCTTTACTTATTTTAGAAAGCTCTTCTGTAGAGACTCTTGGATCTGGAGAAGATATTGGAAACTTAAAGAAAGTTTTGTATAAAACCATTTTCTCCAAATTATCTGTATTAACTTCATAATCAGAAATTTCTAAGTTTGGAAGCTGTTTCTCTACATAGTTCTTGAGATCTTCTACAGTTTTTACCCCGGTAGGTAAAATGTCAGAGTACTCAATCATGTTATTGTACAACTCTTCCAAAGATTGCTCTTCCACTTGTCTATAAACGTCACCTTGTTTCTTTACAAGACCGTATTCTGAGAACAGTTGATACTCTGTTTTCTCTGTGTCTACTAACACATCAAATTCATTGTCTGTAACAATTAGTTCAGTTTGTGACTCCGCTGTTTCAAACACTTCGTCATACAATCTTGCGAATGTACTAAGAGCATCTGCATCTTCAGTGTCTTGTAAAAAGTTCTCCATAGAGTCTAGTAATGCTAGTATATCTTCTCTACTGTGTGTAAGAACTTTTGCTGAAAGATTTTTTAGATCTATTCCATTCTCTATAGCAGATTTTTTTATGCTGTTCAATACAGCAACTACTTGCCTAGGGCTTTCTTCCCAAACCTCTTCTGAAATTCTTGTTTTTAAGAAATCTATATTCTCTTCTAGTTTTGGGTTACCTTTATCTATAACAGTTTCTAAAAGCATCTCTTCTGTGTTTGCTTTCTTGTCAACTAACCCCTCTTCAGAATCTGTCTTTATGGTTACTAGTCTGGTAGTTTTTGCTAAGTTATCAATCTTGGCTTTAAACTCTTCATTTGTAGAATACTTATCTCCTAATTCAGGAAGTAAGTTACTTTCTATTTCGTTTTCTTCTAATCCAGCGATGTCCATAAGAAGTTCTTTTTCTACTATGAAAGGGTTAGATACTTTTTGTTTACCAAAATCGTTTAATGTTGACCCTTCAGTTATTGCAAAATTGTTATCGTATTCAATTGTAAAAGGTTCTTGATTCCTTAGTTCCAAAAACGACTGCTTTATCTTATTTTGCAAAGCCAAAGACTCTGATATTTTTGTAGCTTCGTACTTATTAAATACTCCACTGCTTTGTAAAGATACCTTATCAAAAACTATGGCTCCATTTTTAACTATTGCTGACTCTAACTTACTTAATAACTCTGAAGAGCTTGTAACTCCCATAGCCATCATAGAATTCATAGCCATACCTAATCTCTCATTAGACAAAGTTTTATTTGTCCCATTGATATACTCCATCAAGTTTTTTACGGTTGGTTCCCCGTTGTTATCAAAACTTTCTACTTTTACAGGTTTTGCTACTCTAACCATCTCAAAATCTGAGACTTTTTCAAATCCCTCTGAAGCATATAACCTTTCTAATCCCTCAGCTGTTGTGGTTACATCTCTTGGTGATACTGCTAAGTAAACATCTTTTCCTAAAGCGTCTGTATAGTCTAAGAAGTTTCTTAATAGTTGCCTAGCGTCCCCATTACCTTTACTTTCAGGTGCTGTCTCTATTAGCTCAATCTCAACTTGTTTTGTAGATTTACCTGTAATTGGATTAACTCTGTCTTTAGAATAAAGGTTAGAGTTTTTATAAGTCATTGATGGTGACTTCTTACTTATAATTTCAGTTGCCGATTGTATTATCTGCTCCTGTTCGTATGTAAATCTATTAGCTACTGCTTTTCTCATGTACTCATAAGATGCGGCATAGCTATTTTTATTAAAAGATTTTGTTTGATCTTTTTGGTAAGTAGAGTAGTTATCAAACTGGCCTACTCTTTCTTCTATAGTATTTCTATCTCCACCATCCCATACAAAATGAACTACATCTGGTCTACCATTATTAAATCTGCTATACGTAGCGTAGTTCCAGTTTTTTGGTACCTCTTCTTCATTAAATGCCACTCTAGATACTGCTTTAAAACCAAATGCTGAATAATAGTCTGGGAGAATTGTGTCAAAAGCTTCTGCATTTGTAGCCCCCTCTTTTATACCTATTATCAACAATTGTGCTATATCGTTTGGTCTTCCAGAGTCTGGGTCAGAAAACCCTCCTCCAAGATGACCGTCTTTATCTAAAGTAACCCCAGTCATACCGTCTTCTGAGATAAACATTCTCATTTGATTGTACTCTTCGGCTGTATGTACTGTTACAGAGTCTCTGTATTCATTATTTACAAGAGAGCTTTCTTGCATTTTTCTATAAGCCTCACCGTCTTGTATTTCATATACATTAGGAAAAACCTTTACTTTAGGGAAAGCTTTAGTAATATCTGATTTTATTTTATCGTCAACTATTACTTTAGTTGTTTTGCCTTTTAAAGATTGAAGGCTCTTAGGGATGCCAAAGCCTGTTCTAGTGAGTCCCCTTCTTCCAACGCTTTTCTTAGATATGTTTGGTAATGTGCTGGATACTGCAGCACTAGTGTATCTATATTTTCTACCTTGGATTTCTGCGTCTTCTTTGATTCTTCTTGCTGTTTCATATCTCTTAAAATTGTACTTGTTTGGAAAAATTCCTATTTTAGGTTCTGCGAACTTAAATATATTATTTGCTTCTTCTACTAATCTGTCTGCCTCTTCTTCTCTTCCTTGCTTTCTTAGATCTCTGGCTTGAGCTCTTAAAGAGTTTGCTTCTTCGTTTGCACCACTATAGTTTACCCAACTGTTTTGGCCTCTTGTTTGAAAAATTACAGCAGGTGCTGCTTTTTCTGAATAAAGGTCTAAGTGTTGTAAAGTTGCATTTTCTTCTCCTATTGCCCCAAACTCATTCCCTAGAATACCGTGACCAAAATAGTCGTGTACTACTCTAAAAACTTCTGAGTTAGTAAGCTCATAACCGTCTTCTAGTTTTATGCCGCTAGGTTGTAAGCCTATGTTATCTGAAACGTCTATGTTACCTTGTCCAAATGCAACATCATTAGGTAAAAACTTCAATGTGTTGTTTTTTTCTAAGTCCTCTAACATTTGCTTAGAGTTCACATAAGGTTCTCCTGTAACTACATGCCTTACTACTTTAAGCCCTTTGCCTATTATGTAGTTGTATTGCTCTAAGGTTTCATCTACCATTGCTTTATAAGCCTCTTTTACTTTTTTATCTTTTGGTTTATTTGGTATAGTTTCGTACACCTTTGCTATTTCCTCAGATACAACAGTAAATAGTTTTTGTACAGGCATGTGCTGTAGGCCAACTCTTTTGAATTCCTTTTTAAAATCCTCAGCTATCTTTCTTACTTGTTCAACCCCTTTATTAAATCCGGCTACTTTTGTCTCCTCAGCAGTTGGTACTGGGGCTGTCTCCTTCATTAACTGCTTGGCTTTTTCTAGAAGTCTTCTTTTTGCTTGGCTAGTTTTGACATCTACACCGTCCTTAAATTCAGGGGTTTCTGTCAATGCGTAAAGATCTAGGGCGATATCTTTATTACCGCCCGCTATCTTAACTAAGTTATCAAATAAGGTACTTCTATTGCCATTTGGTGCATTGACAAAATCTATAGCTCCATTCTCTGTTCTAAAAACTCTACAGTTTAAGCTCATTTTTATTATTTTATTTTATGCAAAATTAGCAAATATTTTTATAAAAAACAAATTTGTTAACTTTTATTTTTAACAAGGTTCATTTTGTGCACTTCTTGATGCAGCATCTAAGTCATCTTCTAGCTTAGTCAACTGACTTATAACTCCTACAACTTTAGGGTCGTCCACAAAATTGCTTTCTTTTGGTGTTATAGAATCCCCTGAGAAAATTTTAGTAGCAATTTCTATTGCCTTTTCATCAGAAAGTTCTCCAGTTCTTAGTGCTTCTGCATACCAGTCGTCCTTAAATTCAACCATTCTATTAAGGTTAATAATAGGTTTTGGAGAAGTAAGAGGATTGTTTGTTATGTCAATGGCAATACTGGCTTGATCTACTAAGTTTTCTTTAGTGTGACCTGGACTCATCCACTCTGTAACATCTGCTACTTGCTTTACTTCATTAAGCTTGTTAATAGCTTCTTCTAAAGATTTAGTCATTTTATCCTCTGTGAATAAAGATTGGTTATCTTCACTTAAGTAGAATAAGTTGTAACTAGAAGGTGATATACCATTATTGGCTAAGGTGTTGTTTAATTCTAAAACTCCTTTTCCTAAGCTATCTGACTGCATCAATGTTTCTAAGGCTTTGTCTCCTATTTTTGTATCCCCTTCTTTTAAATTCATAGGGAACGCAACTAGATACTGGCCCTGCTTAAACACTGCTATTGGCAATCCTTCTTTCTTAAGTAGGTCTTTTACGTAATCCATTCTGACATTCTTTGTGTTTCCTTTTAAAGAAACTTCTCCATCTTGTACATAGCCGTAATCAACTATTGCATCTGGTACAATATCAAAATACTTTACACTACCGTTCTCAAAAACAAAGTTAGGTACCCCTAAGAAAATATGTTTAATAAAACTTTCTTTAGATAATCTAATATCTATATCACTTACGTCTGCCTCTTTCTCTTTAGCTAACTTTGCAGCTTCTTCTCTTAATAGTAGAAACTCCGGGCTCTCGTTTGTTTCGTAATTTGCTTTTAGATCTCCTAGCTTTCTTCCTTTAATATCTATTACATTAATCTTAAGATTACTTGCTAGTTCTTTAGAAGCTTCCTCCTCTTGTTCTGGTGTCGCTGCTAAATAATCTGCTATTAGTTTTTGATTATACTCACTAGCTAGATTTATACTAAAAGTTACACTGTTTCCTGGAATCATATTGTATAACTCCATTGGACTGTATTCACTAGTATCAGTGTAATCTGTGCTAAGCTTTTTGCCTGTATCTTGATCATAAACCGGAGAAAATCCTGCTTTATTTGTCAGAGTATTGTCTACATATCTTAATCCGGCTGCGTCAAATATTTTTGTAAAGTCTTCTGCCTTACTAACTAAAAGAGCACCGCTTCTTTTCACTGATATAGTAGCTGTTTCTCCATCAGAAAAAGTCAATACAAAATTGGCACCTGGAACTAAATTATCTTCTACTTGAGAAATATCTATAGTTTTTATAGATCCTTTTTTGATTAC